CCTTGTCACCTTGTCACTTGCTAACCCCTTGCCTTGTGTCTCACCTTGTTGCTTGTCTCTCTAATCGCTTGTCACCTTGTCGCTTGACTTGTCTCTATATATAGGTATCTAGTGCCATAAATACCCCTTGTGATATATCAAAAGAATTTCTATAAATAACTTGACAATATCCCAACTATGCCCTATAGTTTTATTTGTGAGGCACACGCCCCACCTAAACAAAGGAATTATATGAGAGACATCAGCACAGTATCCACAAAAGAAATCCAAAAAGACCTAGATTTTATTTCTGAACAATGGGGCGTATTCTCAACTGAAGCCGATATGCGTCAAGCACTTGTTTCCACCATCACAAAAAGATTGGTTTGGGGCGCAAGCAAGTAATTCAGTAGCCAACTAAGAGCCACCTAGCACCCCTCGCTAGGTGGCTCTTTTTTATTTGCCCCTACGCCTTGCGCCTTGTGCCTTGCCTTGTGCCTTGCCTAGTGCCTCGCCCTATGCCTTGCCTTGTGTCTCGCCCTATGCCTTGTGCCTTGTTTCGTGCTACGGGCTACCTATCTACGCTTGACAGACAATGCTTGACTTTATCCCACCTATGCCCTAAGGTGTAATCATAAGCAACCAACAAGGAGATACACAATGAGAAGGAAACTAGCAATAGCAATAGCGATAGTGATAGGAGTGAGTTTATATTCGTTCTCTAGAGAGAGTGGATACACTTGCTCTAGTAGCCCTGTATTGGTATCACAAGGTGACACGATTACAAGTATCGTACACGCTCATTGTGAAGGCAATACACGCCGAGCCATAGACGATACCTATGAGATATATGGCAGTCTCATTATCCCAAGTCAGCAGATATACCTACCAAGTAGCAAGTAGTGGTAGGTGGAGAGAGTGTCATAGGTGGCACTCTCTCCAAACTGCTTACGGGTGAGAGATTCGATACTACTGAGTGTTGTGGCAGTAGTGAAATCTTGACGGCAGGCGTACCACCCAGAACGCCTGCCGTCGCTTAGTTGTCACTGTGAAGCGCCACACGAAGCATCAGCAAGGAGAAAGGAAATGAAAACCTTGCCGATAAGGTCAGATTAGCAAAGAGCTGCAGTTTGTCGTGGAAGTACTAGACGAAGAACCTAGTAGAGAAGCCATTGGCAAGTAGTCCGAATACGAGAGCGCTGTAGTAGTCATCTGAGGCAAGCCACATGACCTCATCATCCGGTTGGCTGTATGGAAGTTTCAACGCCGTATGAAAGAGCAGTGGATACATACTCTCTTCGTTGCGAACGAGCATTCGACCAGGTACGAAGACCTCCTCATGCCAGATGACCTTTCTTGGAACATCGTAGGAGTATCCCTTACTGACGAATGAGACTTCGTCATTTGCCACATGGGTGACTGTTAGACACTCGTTTACTGCCCTGTTGCCTATAGCGAACTCTTTGGCAAGGTCCTTGTCATAGGTGTCTATTGGATTAGAACTGACATAGCCTTCAGCAACCATTGAGATGGCATCTAGCCCCCAACCCAGTCTAAGTATGGCTACTGCTGACGAGACAGCCATAAAGCGCTCATATGGCGTCTGACGCTGTACTACATCGGTCATCTGTGAAACAACGCTTAGAGAGCCTCCACACCAGCCATAAAGGACCTGATTTATGTCCTCGCCTATGCCTCCTTCGGCTACCATCTCGTTTTTAGCCTCTACAGCGGTGGCCAATACCATGGCCAATTTCATCATCCTGCTGTCGTAGTTGTTATCCACAAACCAATGCTAGAGCTTGAAAGCCGGCACGGGTGGCACTTCCCCTACAGAGTGATATCACTTGACTAGTATTTGCTACATGACACAGAAAAAGAAAACACCAAACAAGAAGGCAGCAACTGCAAAGAAGGCTGCTCCGAAGAAGAAGCCTATTCAAAAGAAGATTGCAGAAATCCCGCAGCCAACACAGCAAGACGTAAAAGAGTTTCAGGTTGTTGTTGAAGAGCTCAAGGATGTTCGAGATGCAATTGTAAAGACTTCGTTCTTTGGCAAACTCACAAAGTGGTTTAGAAGCTAACTTGCGTTAGCCATTTCGTGTGCTCCCAGAAAGGGAGCTACACGCATACCAAAAGACGAGAGACGCCACTTAGTTGTCCCTGCTTTGTCTATTTGCTCAAACAGCCCACGGGATGTTAGTTCGATTAGTAAAGTCGCCAACTCGTTTGTATCATCAAACATGACAGAGTTGTGCATCAGCACATCATCAATAGAGAACGCACTCATGCGTCGTTGTTTAAAAATCAATCCACAGTAAACACACATACGCATCTTCTTGTTCTTGTATATTTCGTCAGCAGCGCTCGTCTCATCAGTCCAACGAGTCATAATCCCATTCACCCTTCTTTAATCCGGTACGATACTTCAGTTCGCTTGCCCTCATGTTGGACGCTTTTGCTTCAAGATGCTTCTTCCGGTATGTCTCGCCAATAGCGACCAGTGCATACTTACCCCAATCAGTGATTTTGTATAAACAGATTGCATCGACTATACGACTTTCAATAAACTCATTCTTTTCCAATGTCTTCATCGTCCTGTCTAGGTCGATAAACCGCTCACGACGATTCAATTGAAAACGACGATAATCGTCACGGGTGAACCATTCGTGCTTCATCCCAGATTTCATTTTTGCATAGCAAAGAACCACATACGCTTTGCTACCGTGCTTCATGACGTTGTTTGGATTTTTGTTTTTGTTCATAGTGCCCTCGGTTGGATTTGAACCAACGTGTCACCAACTACGGTTTCTACACCTTATAAGAGTGGGCCGATACGAGGGCTGAATGAGTAGCCATCCGTACATCGTTCCCACTAATGTCAGATGACTACTCAATCCTTAGTTGCTTATCTTGTTCTTGGAATTCTTCAATGAATTAAGCTCAACGGAGAACAGTTTGACAAATTCATCTGAGTAACGGTGCTGAAGCACTAAGGCTGCTCGACGACGTGCCTCTTGTCGCAAGCGATTCTGCTGTTTCTGGATTTCAACTCGACATTGCTTTTCCTCCAAAGACAATGGCTTTCGGCCACGCTTCACTGTTCCCTGAACGACATTCTCGTATTCACTCATGATTTTCCCTCTTTCGGATGTTTCTTGTCCCATCAATATAAATGCTCACGGGTAATAAATCAACCCCAAAACAATGTTGACAAAATAAAATCTGACCTGTACAGTTCCATCAACCCAATAAAACAGAGCTACATAGAAAAGGAAACATATGGCATCAAGGACTCATGGCAACAAGGTAGTGAAAGAGCTGTTCAGGCAACTGGCAGCACTCGGCTTTGTAATTGAACACAAAGGAAGCACTGGATACAAAATCACACCACCACCGAGTATCCATGGACCCGTGTACTACACGCATGGAACACCACAGGCAGTAAAGCCAATCCTCAATCAGTTCCGCAAAATCTATGGAGTAGCACTTCATGACCCGGCGAAACCACCAAAAAGCAAGGTGAAACAATGAGCAATGCAGACATTCCATCAAAGAAATTCAACTTTTCAAATGATTTGGCTTACGGGCATATGGGTGAGTCTGTAATTAAGGACTTTCTTGAATCTCTTGAGCAAGGCGACTTTGAAGTCAAGACAGACAGGTTTAGGAATGGCAACATGGCAGTTGAGCTATACCAGAACCCACGAAGGCAGCTGGACCAAGACCAGAATCAGGTTTGGGTTCCAAGCGGACTGAATATCACAACAGCGAAATGGTGGGTCTATCAGTTCACTCTGGGCGAATCGTTTATTGTCGTCTCGGTTGAGCGTCTTCGCAGGTTTATCAATATGAACAGCCATGACTTCAATGAAAACACATTTACTCCATTTGCACCCAAAAGCGATAATCCGGCTATGGGCTTCATACTGAAACCACATCACATAATCGAAATGATGATTAGCCCAAAGTACGACGAGTTGCCGGGGGGATGACATGTCAGTGGTTGATACCAAGCAATACGACAATCATGTTTGCGACGAATGCCATCAACCAATCCTGCTGTTTATGCCAGAGAACTACATAGAAGAGGGATACAAGCAAATCATTGGTGGAATGTGCTTTGATGCCGGCGGAGCCTATTCGGAGTTCAATGACACATCTCAGTCGTGGTTGGTGTCCACATGGGTTGACGGGTACATATCCCTGTGTCATGACTGCACTGCTCGTTTGTGGTCAGTGCTACCTAGGGCCATGACCAAGTTTGGAAAGCCGCTACATTTTTCGACTGACCCAGAGAACGCAATGCCTTGTTGTAAATGGGGGTGGACTTGGCGTATGGTTGATGGAGTTAGGAAGCTGTTTTGCGCAGGACAAGATGGTCTTGAATGGGAACAAGTAGAAGATTCAGGAAGCCACGAATGAGCATCATAAGCAATCAAGAATAGGACTATGGGTACTCGCAGTACTAAGATTTCAAAATGCAACAAGGGACGATTGGATACTATGCCTGAGAACATTGCGACGAAGACATTCACAATCGAAGTAAACAGGTTTAATAGCGACATCCTCACATCAATCTATTCAACAGAAGAGCTAATATCCATGTTGTTGCAAAAGGGCGGAATGATGAGTGTCTCGGTGGTTAAGGAAAATGAATAAAGCTGTTTCGATATACAAGAATGTCATTACGGGCTCGATACCTCCTACTCCGATATCACTCGATGTTGATGCTGAGCTTTTTACTGATTGCGACGAGACGCTTCTTAGCATTGCCGACACAATTGGTCAACCTGTTGCGTACCAACAGGAACAAAAAGGTTCTCTTGTCCAGAACATATTCCCAATACAGAAAACCGAGACAATGCAAATATCAAGCAGTTCAAAGGTTGAGCTTGGTTTGCATACAGAGACAGCATTCCATCCATACAAGCCAGACATTGTTGCTCTACTATGTGTTCGTGGAGACCCTACGGGCATAACAACTATCGCTGAAGTAAGGGATGTGGTTTCTAAGCTAGATAGTTACTTGATTGATGAGCTGTGTAAGCCGAACTTCACCACATCATTGGACCCAAGCTTCATGCTTGAAGGACAACAGGATGCCACTATACCCATATCTGTTTTGCGCAATCACAATGATGAGTGGCACCTAACATACGACGAAACTCTCGTGATAGGAAAAACGAAGGAAGCAAATCACGCATTACTCCATCTCAAGGTAGCTATACGAGATTCGATTGTTGATTACATACTTGAAACGGGTGACCTGATGCTCATAAACAACAACACGGCCGTACATGGTAGGAAACCTTTTATTGCTAGGTATGACGGAACAGACAGATGGCTTAAGCGCGTTCTCATAAGAACCAGCAGTACTCCTTCAAATCAAATTGAAGGCAATGTCATTACAACTAAATTTTATTAGTCAGTGAACCTCTTACCGCACTTCATGCACCTCTGCATCCACGGGTAAACTTTTCTATCTTGAGGTAAATGTTGGCATCCCGTAGTACCTGCAGCTTTGTTGCATACATCCCTAACAAACTCAGCCAAGGAAACCCCAAGCTCTGCTGCTGCTGACTTCCATCTTTCATGGTCTTCGTCTGTAGCCCTAATTAAAACTTGTTTGTTTGCTGGTAGACCAGGTTTTGCGCCGGTGTTTGCCTTACGGGTGAGTTCTGTGACACCCATGACATCATCAACAGCTGCTCGAATATTGTCTTGAACCTCTTCGGCACTGTCTTTGGATGATTCATTTTTGTTCATAGATAACAAAACTACCTCATGGACATCTAGTTCTGGCAGTTCTTTGTGTTTATTTATTCCCTTGAACCTGTTGCTGAATCCCAGGAGACCCTTGCCTATTGATATTTCAAATTCTTTTACTTTTTCCTTTGATGTCCTATATTTCCCCTCGGTCGATAGCGACTTCCTCGCCGCCCCCTCCGTTGGATACGGTTTCCGCAACATCGATTACCTCTCCATCTTCTATTTCTGATTCACCAAGTATTGAATTAATTACGTCTGATGGAAGCACGCCGCTTCTTCCCATTATCTCCAAAAGCTTACGGGCTTCTGATTCTGGAGAGAACTGACTAATAGAACTTACATCTATTGCGCCGGAAAGGGTTGACCTAACATTGACCTGCGAATTAACATCCATCTGCACATTAACATTTGTCTGCTCCATACCGAGCAACTTTGAACGCCTATCCATTATAGACAGAACTTGCTGGATGGCTTTTAAGTCTGGCTCTGCTGTCACCTCAGTGCCATCATCCATTTCCAACTTTCTATGCTGAGTCATGGGCCATATTGCCGACTGAAGAGAGTCAAGTCTTTCAAGCTCCATTCTCAAAAGCTCTGGATAAGCAAAGAGTGCTTCTGAGTTGAGCTTTTCAAGCTGTCTTCTAATCGCAGTTCCTACAGCTCTGCTTGACATACCAAACCTACGGGCTATCTCACCATGGGTTACACCGGCTTGTCTTAGCTTGAATATGCGCAAGTCCCTTTCAGCAAGGAACTCCCTAGTTAAACCGCCTTCGCCTTTTGACACTTAGCCAACTTTCATATATTCAAGAACTTCAAATGGGAAAATCTTCCCACGCCTCATTTTAGTAGGCCACGGGCGCTCATCGCGGCCACCCCTAAAGTGTCTCACATCGTAGACATATCCCTCCATTGAGGTTGGGTCTGGTTGTAACGAAATGCCGAACTCCGGCCAACGAGACCAGACTGCAGAGCCGAATGGGCGTAACTCACGGGTTGTAAGGCTTGAACCAAGAGGGGCGTGGTGTTCGAGCCATAAGGCGCATCCAAACTGGTCACGAATGTAGTCAAGAAAACGAGCCACCTCTACTGCAACAGCTTCGCTTGTCCTGTTTCCTGAATCAATAAATGACTTATACAAAGGACCAAGAACAAGTAGGTCTGGTTTAGTCTTCTCAACAGTCTCCTCAACTAGGAGCCTGTCAGAGACGCTAAGCAAATCGATACCAGCCGGCTTGATAAGAAGATGGGCTTCAACTTGCTGAATCCGGTTTCCATTCATCAATTGCGTACGGGCTATTGCGGCATTCATGATGCTACGGGATGTTCGGCGGATGATTCGCTCAGGGTTCTCTAGGTCAATAGTCAATGTCCTAATTGGTGGCATTGATTGATATGTAAAAGGATTAACTCCAGAGGCAGAAAGTATCGCAACCTGCCTAGCAAGCATTGTCTTTCCAACGCCCTCAGCTGCAACAACTATCACGCGCTCCTTACGCTCCAAGAGTCCTGGAATAACCCAATCAAATTCGTCGTTGTCTGATTCGGAGATAAAGTTTTCCCAGTTAACCAAACGACCAGTATCGGTGCGCTCACTGATTGTCATCGATGTAAGAGCAATGCTTGCCCTGTTCAACTTCTGAGAGTCGCTCAGGTTCTCGGAATCAAAAATATCGTTAATCTTTACAAGGATTGAATCCATCTGAGATGGTTCTTCTTGCGGTTCCTCTACGGGTGACTCCTCGTAATCGGAGAGGGGGATGAAATCATCAAAAGACTTACCGGCAGCAAAGTGGTCGTATGCATCTTTGCCTGAAGCCGAAAGCCATACACCTCCCGTACACCTCGCCTCATCCAGCTTTGAGCGAACAATCATGGCAAAGGACTTGCCGACATCATCGTTATCAGAAATAATTTCGACATGGGCTCCAGCTAGAGCTTTTGTAAAACTGTCTTCCCATTTGTTATTGCCTGCTCCCCCGGGTCCTGTGGTGGCGATTATTCCCAGCTCGATAAGAGCATCAGCATCTTTTTCGCCTTCAACAACCCAAATGGGCTCATTGTTTTTTACTCCCTCAATGACTGCGGGCAGATTGTAGAGAATCTTGTCTATTCCGGAGAGAGAGTAAATCCAATCTCCACTTTTTTCTGGGTTTGGCCGGCGCTGCAAGAAAGACTTGCTCCCATCTTCACGCAAAAACCGTTGCTTCTCGTATGCAAGATTGCCATTTGAATCAATGTATTTGTAAGTCTTTACAAGACGTTGCTTTGGTTTGTTGTTCTTGTCAAATGTTGCAGACGGGGGGAAGAGGTCTTTCTGGGTTATGCCAATAGCTTCGCATATCTCTGATGCACTACAGGGCTTGCCCCTATGGCAATACACGACAACTTTTCCATTGTCATCTTTGACAGAAAGGGACGGGTTGCTGTCATCATTCCTGCACGGGCATCGAGCTTGCCACTGTCCATCACCACCACGAACGCCTTGAAGCTTGCTTAAGAAGTTTGAAACTGTAAGTGAGGCGGCGTAGGTCATTATGTACTCATCAATTGTTGTAGTCGGACCGTCTCATCATATCGTCGTGTTTTTAAATTCATCTTCTGCCTAAGGAATTTTCGCTGACTCTCTGTCATACCTCCCCATATCCCAAATGGCTCCCACTCCATTGCATATGTGAGACATTCCATTTGTATGGGGCATTTAGCACAAACGCTTTTTGCGTTGTTTATCTTTTCCAGCTCACATCTAGTTAATGGCGACCCCGGGAAAAACCAATCTGTCGGACAAGAAGTACAAGCTCCACCTTTTGGGAAGTCTGGAGGGCCATCAAGATTCAATGTTCCGTATCTACCATTGAACTGTTGGTTTTCTTTCTCATCTATTGTCATGAACGCAAAGAGTATTACTTACTAAACCTCAAGTCAAGTGCCTTCCATGTTGACCACAAGAATTTCCTAATTGACGCTCTGGTTCTATCTTCTCGGCTCACGGGTTGCACTATTTCCTGAATTGCCAAATCTAAAGCTCTACCGGATATGTATGCAACCTTGTAAATTGCATCTTGCCACTCATCACTGTTCTTGACTTTTTCCCAAGCGTACGGGTCAAACCTGTTGTATTTGCTAATCATTTCGTCATCGACATTTGAACGAGAACCCATTATCTCCATGTGCCAGCCAGTTGCTTTCTCTATTGCGAACAACAGCTCTATTATTCCACGGTCGCCATCTGAATCCTTCAGATTTTTAGCCATACGATTAAATTTTCGCTCAGTAATCATCTGGCAATAGACATCCAGCATGTTGGAATAGTCTGTTGCTTCAGCAATAAATGGGTTATTTTCCATGTCAGTAAAAGATGAATCTTCAATCATCTCCTGTATTGCGTCTAGATAGTCAGACTCAGCTGCGATTGGGTCAATGTCTGCGTAGTCCTCAGAGTCTTCATCCATTGGTTCCCAATCTTCCATTTCTATGTACCAAGCAATGCTCTTTGCACTGCCAACTTCTTTTTTGTTGCAGAAGAATTTTCATCCATGCTAGCGATTGCAAGTTCTTCTGGGCTAGTGAATCTATAGTGGTCTAAGTATTCACAAATAGCATTATATACCGACCAAGCGTTGTAACCATATCCGGCAGCATTTCTCTCGTTTTTATAAATAGAGTTAATTGCATCTTCTATAGAGTTCCGGTGTTCTCTTTGTCTCTTTGTTTCTGATTTTGTTCGAGGTGCAATTATTTTTAACACTGCATCCGAGATAGATGACACGGGTGTCTTTATAGAAAGAAGCTGCTCGGCACTACGGGTGAATTCATCTCCCCATTTAGTGGAAATTTCTAAAACTTCTTGAGCATCGTCAATTATCGAATCCATGTTTCGAGTATGTCTGGCTGTAAAAACTCTTCTTGCTGTTTTCTCACCTAGAACAACAGTGTTGTTGCACACCGCTCGTATTTCGGTATTTGAATATCTTATTGGCCACACACCATCGTGGCCTGCTGAGATGACTAGGTATCTAGCAAGCTTATCGTTAACACCAAGCGCATCAATCACAAGTGGACCGAGGTCTATTGTTGCAAAAAATCTTGAACCGCCCTTAAGACAGCCGCATGTATCAATAACTGCGTCACCCTTTGAAGCACCCACTACAGCAAGGGCTCTTTCAAGAACTTCGCTGTTCTGTCTTACTTCGTACCTTGTTCCAACTGTCGCCAACGGGTCAAAGGAGCCATCAAAATTCTGTTTTAGGGTCGCCCTACTGTCATTGATGACCACTGGTGAACCATCCGAGTTTCGGATTAGCTCTCCGGAATCATCTACGGCAGCTACCTTGGTGAGAATAACGTCATAGTTCGCACTGGCGGCCTCAAGCATTGCCTCCATGGTCTGTAGGCCCTTCATGGGCGTTCCAAGCCGGTGCCAAGGCACCTGTCGGTCGTTGTAGGCCATACGAATCCTGCCATTTTTGGTTTTATCTAGTTCGTGAGCCATTTTTCCTCCACCCAATTATCCCACAGCATTACTTTAGTCAAAATACTTGCAATTATTAAAAAGTGGCTGTATTCTTTTGTCATGACAACAACTTACTCCCCAAAAACCCAAGAATTCCTCACTAGCTTTTCCGACCAGGCTATCCAAATGATGATGATGACAAAGCTCATGGGTAGCAAGATTGAGAAAGGCCCAGTAGACACCCCATCTGTGCTCTTTTATGCAGTTCCGGGAAAAGACAACCCCCTCGAAGAGGAAGTTGGAGTTGTTGAGATTAACCCGGACGACGGGGCACCCGCAGACCACATTTTCAACTGGCTCATTGGCGTATACAAGGATGTTTCCGTTGCCCCAATATGGGGAGGAATCATTTCTGATGTCGTAGCCCATTGTGGGAGCAAAAGCGAACACGACACCGTTGAGCAAATGAATGACATTAAGAGCAGGTACCCAGGAAAGAACCTGCAACAGATTTTTAACGAGAATCCGCTTGAGAGCTCGCTGACTGAAGGCTTGACAACAATCATTTTTGACAGCTACGGGAACTTCGCCACCAATCTCACAACCTATAAGTATTCCGACGAGGGAACCCCTGTTTTTACTTTCAGCAAAAGCGAATTTATTGGTTCAATGTTTGGCGATAATGCTGAGTCTTACTCAAATCAAAAACTGACCTCACAAATTCAAGCTTTTATCATTGCGGTTGAAGTTTCGGAAAGCATCAAATCAAATGGAGAATAACGAAGCGTACATGGAGTCGGTTCTTGCTCAATCAGCACATGTCTTGCGACGTGTTGCCGTTATCCGAGACCACGGGTTCACATTTGATTCAGAAACATCAACTCTCTTGGACCAAACATTGGAACTTATTGATGAAATTTCAGAAAATGAAAGCAAAAAGTGGGGATTCACACCAGGACCATCATGCGATGGATACCCAGGTAAGCGATGATATTTTCATTTGAATTCAACTTGTCTAAGCTGCAGGCAGAACTCATGACCGAAGCGCTTCTAGGAATGATTAATACGGGTAAACGCCTAGCTGCATCATTGGATGAAGAAGGTGGCTTGCGCACTCATCTGAACGGCCGGAATTTGAGCGAAAACGAAGTATCCCAGTTAATTCTTGCTTTTCAGCAGGCTAACTCAATACTCGGAGAGATTGAACAAATTGAAGAAGAAGAGAATAAAGCTGAAGCAAAGAAAAGTGTTTCTGGAGTGATTGACGATATTTATGAAATGCTTCAATCATCAGAAAACCCTCCACCTTTCAATCTGTAAACTCCGTTCTCTAAATCGCTGCTTAAATATTCCCTCCATCTAACACTGAACTCTGCATGAGTCTCATTGTCTTTGGGTGAATAATCAAATGCGGTGTTGGCTTCCTTGAGTTTTACTTTTTCATCATTGATAATTCCGTGTTTTGAATAAAGGTCAGACAATGCGTCGTTGGGCGAATCACCAACACCAATCATCTTTGCTTCTTCTGAATCCCAAAAATCTAATGCATCACAGTCATCGCCTGATATGTAATTAGATAAACCTTCAGATTCCTCTGAATAATCTGCAATTGCAAACCACTTGCCACCTTCGTAAACGCCCGAATAACGTGATTCCCTTATCACTACTGGGTAAAGGGATATTGCATCACTCATCTTCGTATGATTCAGCTGATAAAACTTTCTCGAGTTCCGTAACAATAAAGTCCGGTCCAGCAGCTCCGACTATCGTTGAGACGACTTCTCCGTCAGCAAATATCAGAAGTGTTGGAATACTCATAACATTGAACCGTTGTGCCAACGCTCTGTTCTTATCAACATCAGATTTAACAAATCGTATTATTCCTTCGTATGCGGTACTGAGCTCCTCTAGGAGTGGGGTCATGTATTGGCACGGCCCGCACCATGTGGCCCATATGTCAAGGACCATGGGGGTTCCGCTCTCCGCTAGAACTGAATCAAATTCGTCTTGGGTTATTTCTCTCATATGTCCATTGTATTCCCTATTTGTCCACCCACAAATATGCCTTGCGGGTTGCAACTGGCTAGGTGGGTGGCTATATTGACTGAACACCCATATTAAAGGAGCTTTATGATTTACTCAGGCGATAACTGGCGCTCATCACGGGCGTGTATTGATGCCAGCACACTTACCTTTTTCCCTAGCAGCCGAAAGGTGCGATTACAGGCTCTTGCCTATTGTGGAATTTGTCTTGTTCGTGGTGAGTGTCTCAAGTATGCTCTTGATAATTCAATTGAGTTTGGAATCTACGGAGGAAAGACTGAAGACGAACGAAAGGTTATCTTGCGTCGCAGGCAATGAACGAAAAAAGACTCTGGCTAAATGACGACCATCTAATAATCGACTTTCCATACGACCCAGATGAGGTCGCAGCGATTAAAAAGATACCTGGGGCTAAGTGGGACAAGCTTGCCCATGTTTGGCGTGCTCCCGCTACGAGCCTTTCGCAGGTTCGGGATTTTGCGATACTTCATGACTTTGAAGTAGATACATCCATAATGCTATTTGATGAGCCAAAACGACTAAACAAGTCATTTGGTATGTGGAGCGACGATAGCTGGATTTATCTTGGCTTTAACTACGACCAGGTAAAAGTTCGTTCGGTTAAGCAGCTTCCCGGTGTTACATGGGATTCAAAATCAAAAGCCTGGAAAGTCCCCAGAACGGCAGTTCGTGAAGCAATTCAATGGGCGACAATGTTCAAGATGGATGTATCAGCAGAACTTCATCTTGACGCAGAAGAGTTTGCTGAAGTTAGCAGAAAACGAGCAGATGCATCACGCGCTTACAGTGCAGAAATAGAAATACCGAACATTTCTGGTTCTCTTCTTCCATACCAAATGGCTGGAGTGTCGTATGCACATCAGACTAGAAGGTGCTTCATTGCTGATGACATGGGTCTGGGTAAGACTCTTCAAGCCCTAGCAACACTCGAGTACTGTGCGTCTCTTGGAGAAGATGTTTATCCAGCAATAGTTATGTGTCCATCAAACCTTGTCCTTAACTGGAAGTCAGAAGTCGAAAAGTGGACACCATCCAGGACCGCTACTGTCGTAACAGACCGTTCTGATTTTCCTGAAGAAGAACACGACATAATCGTAATTGGCTATGCAAACATTCATCACTGGGTCAAAAGCCTCAAGGGATACAAGTCATTGATATGCGATGAATCTCACTACCTAAAAACTCCAACTGCCCAGCGCACCAAAGCAGCTATAAAGATTTCAAAAACCATTAAGTCTGGAGTTGTTTTGTGTCTTACTGGCACGCCTGTCACTAATAGGCCTGCTGAGTATGCAAGCCAACTGGAGATAATCGGCCGTCTCAATGAGCTTGGTGGCACATGGGGCTTCTATAGGCGCTACTGCGGAGCATTCAAGGACAAGTGGGGCCACTGGAACACATCTGGGGCGACAAACCTTCAGGAGCTGAACGAGATACTTCGTTCTCTTTGTTATATACGTAGGACAAAAGAACAGGTTCTTCCGGAACTTCCAGATGTCATACACGATAGACATATGGTGAGCCTTTCAGAAAAACACAAACTAGAGTACAAAAAAGCAGAAGACGACATAGTCGAGTACCTTGTGCAGCGCGCAAAAGAAATTGCTCTAGAAATTGGCAAATCTCCACATTCGGCTGCAGTTGTTGCACGCATAAAAGCTGAATCAAATGTCCACCTTGTAAAGCTGTCCGTGCTACGCCGGCTGGCTGCTAAGGGCAAGATGGAATCAATTAAGGAGTGGGTTAAAAACCAGATTGAAGCCGGCGAAAAAGTTGTAATTGCCGCACACCATAGAGATGTTGTTGATGCCTTAGCAAATGAGTTTGGTGGATTAAAAATTCAGGGTGGCATGGATGTACACGAAGTTGAAAAAGCAAAGAAAGACTTTCAAAACTTGTCTACGGAAGAAGCTCCTGTAATAGTTCTATCTATGCAAGCTGCAAAAACCGGACACACACTTACGGCAGCTCAGAAAGTTCTGTTCGTGGAGCTCCCATGGACGCCAGCTGATGTTGACCAGCTCTACAGTCGATGTCACAGGCTTGGACAAAAAGGTTCAGTAATGGTTACCTACGCAATAGCTACGGGCACTGTTGATGAACAAATCTACGACCTAATTCAATCAAAGCGCTCAATAGTAAATGCTGCCGTTGATGGTTCAGACATTTCTTCTGATGATTCTTCAAGCAGGCTTGTACTTGACTACCTAAAACAAGGGCTTAATCGTTAATAACCTTTAAGCACTCTTTGCAGGTAACAAAAGATTTGTTTGCTGTAACATAATATGAGCCATCATCAAGACCGCAAGAGGTGAGGTAGAAACTAAGACCGTGCCATCCGTTGCTGTAGTGAACAACTTTAATTTCTTGCTCGCTCACTACTACTCCAGGCTAAGTAAGAATGTTCCCGATTCCCACATGATTCCAATTGCTGAGTAACCAATTACATCCATCACATTGTCCTTGATTGATTCGTTGTTGGGGTTTGTATTATTGCCAACAAGATTTTCAAGTCTCGCAATCTTGTCGTGAACCCTAACCATCAATCCAGCTCTACCAAATCGCTGAATGTTCTCGTGGCCATAATCATGTTGTTTTCTGCACAAAGTTTCGTGCACTTCAGGTGATGTCAAATTAAAACCAAGAGAGCGTGAGAGCATGCTGGCAAGCCTTCCAATCCCCCTCCATGCCTGTGAGGCATCTTTTGCTTCGTGATGAAACATGTCATCTATAAACACGTCGTGTGAAACTCGGAGCATCTTGATAATGGGCATACTCGCATCTTCAAAAGATGCAATAATCTTCAAGATGCTGTCCCAGGCCAGGTCTTGTTCTTCTTCTGGCGGGAGTATCTTACTCAACGCAATTGCGGCGGCGGCATTCCATGTTTTTGGTGTTTCTTTATACATTTGCTCAGTCATTTAATAATCCTTTGAAGATTTTTCCAAGCCATTCGGCTACGGGTGCAGCCACTCCATTCCCGGTCTGCTTGTACCTAGCTGTATCGGGTTGTTCTTTGCCATCCGCACGCCACCTAGTGTGGTCCACGGGCCAGCCCATCAAAATTTCACACTCTTTTGGTAATAAACGCCTAACTACCATGTTCTGCAACACTCCGGTTGACTGTTTTGTCCCCGCCCTAATTGCATGATGAATGCCACCATCAACAAGCTTGTCATTGTATTCATCGTAAGCAATTGCGTCAATCACTAGATTTTCACCTCGGCTCGATGGTACGCCGCCGTCACCACCACTACGAAGTGTCATTGCAACCCCATCATTGAGCTCTTCCATTTGAGCAACCATTGGTGTGTTTAGTCCACCCGTTCCCATGAATGCAGTCAATGTGTTGATGGTGTCACCCTGTAGTCGTACGCCATCTTGTCTGTGTGGGTGAAAGACTATTGGTGAGTTTTCATCTTCATAGGCGACACTTGGTGACTGTTGCGTAGCTTTAAGTGTTGGTGAGTGGTCTGTAAAAACATTTGCATTTGAACCGAACTGTGTATCAAAAGAAAAAACTTGATTGTCTTCAACAATTAATTTATCTTCGGCAACATACTGAGTGCCAACACCCCTCCAGTCTCTAGCTTGCAGTGTCCCTATGACATCTTGATATGAATCTGTTGTGGTTTCAATACTGTCAGTTAGTATGGTGCCTGGGCCTTTTGCATCACGGGCACGCAATGTTAGAGCGGTGTCTGTTTCTTGCCATTTAGCAAAACCGCTATTCTCGTATGCTAGGACTCCCTGTTCGCTACTGCTTCCAATGCTTGACGAAGCTTTTCCGGAAGCTTTTTGTTTCTCCTGTCGGCCCTTCTGAGAATGCCTTCGCACGCCCTCTTGGACAGGTAATAGCGGGATGGGACTTCGCTCTGCGGCACCAATATCGTATGTAGCACACACGAAGATGCGGCGCCGTCGCTGGGCGACTCCGTAGTACTGAGCATCAAGGATTGCCCAGTCAAGCGCCACGCACCCTGATTTGGCCATTTCATCGAGGACGACCCCAAAGTCAGCACCCTTGTTGGAAGTAAGTGCTCCGGGAACGTTTTCCCAGATTGCGAGTCGTGGGTATTGTCCATTTGTTGCATCACGCATCTCCTTGATTATTCTCATTGCTTCATGGAACAAACCAGAGCGTGCACCATCAAGGCCTGCGCGTTTGCCGGCCACGGAGAGGTCCTGACACGGACTTCCAAAGTTAATGCAGTCAACTGGTTCTATCTCGTTGCCCTTTACATCCCTGACATCTAAGTACTTGGGGATGTCGGGCCAGTGCTTGCTGAGTATTCGCTGACATGCAGGGTCCCACTCAGCTTGCCATTTGCACTGCCATCCGGCAGCTTCGAATCCAAGGTCGAAGCCGCCGACGCCGGCAAATAGACTGCCGAAGGTAAGGCTCAGAAAGGTTCTTCCTCAAATGAGCCAACATCGTTTCGGCTGGTTGCTGGACGAGCGCCTGCTCGTGCTGGTGTTTTCTGTGCAGGACGAGCATTGACAGGGTTGCCTGAAGCATTCTCTACCTTTGCTTTGCGCTGCAATGTTTCAATGTTGCGTACAGATACGCCGATTTCGTCAGCAAGGATGTTCACTGCTGAACGCTTCTTTCCTGACTCTTTGTCGTCCCATGTTTCTTGCTCAAGACGACCCGTGACTGTTACGCGAATTCCTTTTTCAAGCACTCGGGCTGCATCTTCTGCAAGGTTTCGCCATGCAATGACATTGAAGTAGGAAGTCTTTTCTTGCTTCTCGCCTTTTGCGTCGGTCCAGAAGTTGTTGACCGCAACAGAGAATGAAAGCTTCCCTGCTCCTGAGTCAAAATAACGCATTTCTGGGTCCGCCGTGAGGTTTCCGGTTATTGTTACTGGCGCTGATGACATGTTCGTATTCTCCTTGTGTTTGGTTTATGTATCGCCGAAAGCAGCATATCACTCGTGGTAGGCTCTGTCAATGGCCACTAACCCTTTTGAAATAAGGCTTTCGTTAACCAATGCGATTGCTAACTCGTTGTTTGACATTGCTTTTGATGAGAGCATATCGGACAAAGAGCTTGCGCAGCAACTTGAAGATTACAAAGATGTTGCATCAATGCTTCTTGAAGACCTCGGGTGCGAGGTCATTGAAATCAAAGACGGAAAGATGATTTGCTCCTTTAGTCCACAAAAATAACACGGGACTAGTAAGTGACAGGAATAAATTGAAGCGCAGAAGGAGCGAAGCGACTGGTATTCCAAGGAAATACGGAAGGCCCCATTTACTCCATTTACGAATGGCTGTAGGCCGAAGGCCGTAAGCCTGAAGAGCGAGCAGCGTTAAATGGATAAATGGAGGGAGTATTACTTTGGAATGCGAGCAAGCAATTTTGCCGTAGATTTTTATTCAAATATATTCGGGACTAATAAACAGACTTAGCATTTGCGTGCAAGGTCGCGTGCTGCGTAGTTGTTTATGTCGTTGTGCACGGCTCAGCGTGCAAGCGAAGCGTCATAAGACATAACGACGAAGCATCTCGCGGACTGCATGCAATGCGATTGTTGTGATGAGACCCAACACGGGACTAGTTAGTTCATAAACATACAAAGCGAGTTGTTGCTTTTAGGAGCGGAGCCTTAGCGAAGGTTTCCAGAGCGTAGCCTGGAATCTGAGCGGAGGCTAAGCGATGAAAAGAAACACGAGTGGGAACTGTGATTAGGCTTTCCTCGGGACTAAATACCTACCGGGAACAGACAGCGAAGTTACTTTCTTTTCGAGCGGTGCGAGAGCGAGAAGGTTCCAGAAGCGGAGTTATTTTGCGATTAAAGACTTTATGGGAACAAGCGAAGATGCGAGCGTTGAAGGACGAGAAGCTTGAATGTAAATAGTAAAACTTCGGGACTAGGGACTATTCAAGCGGTGAGTCGTTTGATGCGAGCAGTGAAGCGCAGTGTACTTAAAGGATTTAAGAGCGGGATAACGAGCAGTCTGGAATTTCGAGCGTTCGCTGAGCGAGGAAAGAAGTACGAGCAAAAGTTGTGCTGTGAGCCTACTCGGGACTATGAAGTATGTTTTACAGTCCATGTTCAACAAACAAGCTTTATGAAGCGTCCGGAGCTGCTGAAGACTGGTGGTAGCTCTTTTGCGGACACCGTCGAGGCATCTCCAGGTAAGCGAGTATGCGATAACTTTTATTCGATTCATAGATAGTTTTTATTCAATACGACTCGGGACTTACATATAAAAGGATTGAAGCGTGAACGAGAAGGAGCGCAGCGACTGGTAATTTCGAGAAAAACGGAAGAGACTCTTTTCTCGTTTTCTGGGTGGCTGCAAGCCCCCCAAGCGATAGCGGGAAAAGGAAAAAGAGAGGGAGTATTTCGAGGAACTACGAGAGAGCGATTCATCCGGGGACTTTTCAACAAAACCATTACGGGACTAATAACCACAGGGTTAGGCGTGTGCCTGTTTTGAAAGGGAGAGAATCGACTGGTGGTTTTTAAAGTTTACGGAAGAGGCTCTTTTTTGTCTTTTTTGAGTGAGGTACGAGCAAAAGCGACGCTTTTTGGAGCGGTAAAAAGAAAAAAAGAGAGGGAGTAAAATTTAATAAACCATGAAAAACGGCACTGCCAGGAGTTGTTAGATAAATCAACACGGGACTAACTTCTATAAGCCAACAAGCATTGCGTCTTTCTGTTCGATGTGAATGAGCGTGCTGGTAACGAGGTACGAAGTTACGCAAAGCGAAAGAACAACGAAAAAGAAAACGCATGCGGTAGCTTTTATTTGATACGACTCGGGACTTATGTGTACTAGGACTATTTGAAGAGTCGCAATAGCGACGAAGTGTTATTTCTTGGAACGATACGGAGCGAAGAAGGTATGCGTAGGGAAATGTGAAGCGACGGAGTGCGACAGCGCTTCGGCGCTAGCATAAGCGAAGTGACCTTCTTTTAGCGAGGTATTGTGTAAAGAAATACACGAGGTGCGTTGTGGCGAAGCAAATGTCCGGGATGTCGCAATCAAAGATAAACATCTACCAAAGTCTCGGGACTAAGTACCTAGGTTGTCGGGCTGCCGACACCTGATGAGGAAGCGTAATTTTCATGGCCCCTGGTGGCGGACACGGAATCATGTAATGATTTCGAGGTCTTCCGCCCCATGTTAAATTTGCTGGTGCCAAAGCTGTTAGATAAGTCTGCACGGGACTAATAACCAAAAACAGTGAGCATTCCGAACGAAGCGACGTAGCCGCCGAGGCATCCCGTAGCTCGCGTAGGGAGCCTGGCGTCTACCGAGCAAGCGAGGAGGCGAGGAAAAGTCTCATGTTTGCCTACACGGGACTTATCTTTACAAACGAGCAAGCATTGCATTTTCGTTCGACTCGGAGCGAGCGTGCTGTGACAAGGCACGAAGTCACGCAAAGCGAGCGTAGGTCGATAAGAAAATGTATGCGGTGAGTGAGTAGTAAATGAAATCGGGACTTATGTGTAACAGGACTGTTCGACGAAATGGTTAGCGACGAAGTGTTATTTTTTGGAACAAAAAGAAGCGAGGAAGGTATGCGTAGGGTAATGCGAAGCAACGAAGTGCGACAGCAATTCGGCGCTAGCATAAGCGAAGCGACCTTTTGAGCGCACTTATTGTGCAGAAAAATACACGAGAAGCGGTCCATGAGGCGAATATCCGGGATACCGAATTCATAGATAAATATCTATTCAAGTCTCGGGACTAGATAATGGTTTGATGGTTGAAAAACAATCACGCAAAATCAACTTAGACAGATAAGAGAATCTAGGTGATTCTGGCGAAGCGCATGCGTAGACATGAATCAACGGTTGCCGGGTTGAAAAGCGTAGGGTTGTTCGAGCCGAGCAGCGGTGAGAACACACGAGCGTTCAACTCGGCAAAGATTTGCTTATGTGGATAAGTTGGAACTCTATTCAAATATCCTCGGGACTTGATACCTTGAGATGTCAGGTTGTCGCGCCGAGATGCTAGGCGTATTTTTATGACCCCCCATGGTGCGGACACAAAATCATGTAATGATTTTGAGGTTGTCCGCCGTCATATAAATCGCTGGTGCCAAAGTTGTTAGGGGGGTTAGTACGGGACTTGATAGCGAAGATTTTGCAGCACGGCGGGCGTAGCGTGACTTGAGTGCGAGCATCGCTGTAGCGGACCGGGTAAATCGACTGAAGCTAGTGAGTGAATTTTGTGTATACAAAATGATACGAGCGTTGCTGAGGGAGATTTCTCGGGTAGCGGAAGTGGGCGAGTGGCTCAGTCAAAGCGTAGAGCGTTTGTGCTGCAAATCTGGTAAGTTTTATTCAACTTGCTACGGGGCTAAATAACAAATTCAGGCGTTCGTTTCTTTCTGGGAACCAGAATAAGTGAGCAACGGTCAAGCCTCTTGACGAAGCGAAGTGGCTCGACAATTAATTGTTGCGGCGATTGCTAAAGGCATTAGCGATGACTAATCAATCACATGTTGGATAATCGGGACTAGAGACTTTATACCGGGAAGCGCTAAGGTCTTTAGTGATTCGCAAGCAATGATTAATTGTCGGGCGACGAGCCAGAAGTCAAGGGCTTGCCGTGGCGAGCGATTTCTGGAGAACAGAAGAACGAACATGGCAAATAATCGGGACTAGTAAGTTTTATCTTTTATCAATGAAAGTTAGTTGTCTCGACTGGAGCGGGGGTGCTGCGTAACATTAGTTCGGGATTCGGTTCTTCCGAATCAAGAACTATGTGGAGCATCACCTTAGCGAAGGAGAGTAACGGTAGTTGTCCAGTTACTATCCACGGGACTAGCAACTAGCGATGTGATTTCTGAGTACAAACATTCAAAAGCGCAGTGAAGCATTTTCTGGATTGGAAGCATCACCAGGTACACGAAGGAGTGATGTTTGTGGTCGGGCTTGGCGAAATATCGAGCCCTCTCGATATGAGCTTGGTGGTTCGCAGAACTCACCAATCCGACAAGCAAACTGAAACGACTGAAGTGTCCGCAGTGATGGTGGAGAGACAGAATTGCGAACGAAGCGTTGAATGTGGCGTACTCGGAACACAAGCGGTTACTTTTATTCGACACGACTCGGGACTAAGAAATAGAAATTATTGATACCGGAAAGTTATTTCATCCGAGGAAGCACCCGTAGTGAGAAAACTGATGAGCACATTTATGGGCGAAATCGTTTTCGAACGGGGGGTGCTGAGCGGTGAATAACGTCAAGCGTAATAAGACCGAGGCAAAGCCGGAGCGCGGAACCCAGACGCAGCGAAGACGAAGGCGAGCAAAGTCTGGGCTGCGGGCGTAGGCAAAGGTGAGGTTGCAATGAAGCGGGGGCTGTCATCCGGCACGCCTCGGGACTAGTAAGCACAACCAGAGCATCTTTTCTGGAGCGATGAAGGGTGTAAGCGAAGACTCGCACGTGCGTGGGCAGCATGCCCGTGCGTGTGCGGGCGAAGCGCACGTCCTTCTGAGCATCAGAAAGTGCGTCTACCGAAGTTGTCTTCTTACCTAATACGGGACTAGTGACTAGCGATATTTCTTTCTTTCTGCAAGGAAGCCGGCAAGCGAGCAGTTCCTGAATCGGAGCCATGGCTGAGGTGGACGAATGAGCGATGTTTGTTGTACGGGCTTGAATCAATATCGAGTTGGCTCGATATGGATTTTGGCGATTCGCAGAATTCGCCAATCCGGGAAACAAACTGAAGCGATTGAAGTCACCGACGCTATGGCGGAGAGGCAGGATTGCGAACGAAGCGGGCTGTTTGCAGGAAGAAGAACGAGCGGGGATTGTGATTAGACACGGTTCGGGACTAATAAACACAACTTCGAGCATTTCTCTAGGAAAGTGGAGCGCGGGCGTAACTTCGGGGAACGCGGAAGTTCCTTCAAGTGACCCGAGTGGAGCCCGAGCGGTACTTTTCGGAGAATGCGGTAACCAAACAAATCACTAAGTCAATGTCATTAGGGTCGGGACTAATTACCAATTGAGGTAAGTAAAAGCCATTTCATTGACTGAACAGCCGTTAGCGGAGCTTTCCCAGGCCGAGGCACGAGTGCCGGGAAGCGGAGCGGTCGGCTGGTGAAGTCATGAATGGATTTTCTGGTAGTGCGACATGGTGGCAGAGCACGGCGTAGAAGGCGAGTGGAGTACTTGCCGACGCGTGATAGCGCATCGGTGCACTGAATGAGCGCCGCTCGTCGGCTGCGAATTCGAGTGCATACGAAACGAGTCTGCGAAGCCTTGCGGTTGCCAACACAGAGCACGATAACTGTGATGATGGTCGGGACTAGATAGTACTTACAGGTAATCAATAGTTCCGAGTATTGAGACACTTCATCGCGTAGCCAGCACCGAAGCGGAAAAACTGCTTGTAGCGAAGCGCGCAAGCGTTTTGCAGCGGTGGTGCAGGCGGAGCGTGAATGTTGACAAAGCGAGATAAGAACGAGCCGTGCGCAACGAGGAACCCAGGTGAAGCCAAGACGAAGTCTGGCGCAATCTGGGCTGCGAAGTGTAGCAAGTGCGAGGTTGCAATTGAGCGGGGATTGTGATTAGAGTCGGGACTAAAGGATGTGCAGTTAGATGACCATTCGACCTATTAGTATTGCTTTCGCCGGGATGGAGTAAAAATGATGCAGAATGAAATGACTATGACACACAAGAAAACTAAACCGCAGTCCCGAACGGAACTCTGGCGTTGTCCTAATTGTGGCAATGAGCTTGTCGTTGGCGTGCCGGCTATGCAAGCTGCTTGCAGCAATAAAGAAAAGCACACTTCAAGCACTGTCGAAATGGAATTGGTCCGTTCTTACTGGGACGAAAACATCAATGGCCGGAACGTCAAGCTGCATCAGCGCTCGTAAGTCCCGACCTTCTCTCTCGCCCGTCGCCATCTAGGAAACCACCAGAAACCCAATCGGGACTGCAATCCAGCCCAGCTGCTTCATCGACAACAAAAAGTGACGGTGGCGGATGACAAAAGTCACAAACCTTGTGGGTTGCAAGCCGCAAGTATTCTGGTTACTCTTCACTGCGTGCAAACAAAGCGGATAGACCAGCTCCAGGTAGGGGACATCTTTACTTGGGCGTTTCACGAGCAATATCAGGTAACGGGCATCAAAGCATCAACGCGTAACAACGGCAGCACTTGGTTGCTCAGCTACATCGGTTTGGAAACCAAAACCGAAGTTCGAGACCGCAAGATGCCAAAAAAATCAATTTGCGAATTTATCAAAGGAGAATAGTTATGGCAAAGAAAAAAGTCTTCATCACTGGGAAGAAGTTCCGGAAAGCTTTGTACGATTTTCTGCCTATCGCAGATATTCAACACGACAACGACGGTCAAGTAATTATCTACACCGGCCTCACCGAAATAAACGGTGACAACTACACAAAAATTGACTAGAATAAAAATCACCCACTAAGAAAAGGAAAATTATGAAAAACACCGAAGAAACAACGGCTGCAGCTGAAGAGATTTTTGAAACTCTCAAAGCCTGGCCAAATCTCACCAAAAAAACCTGCCACATCTTCAAGAGCCGTGACGGTCAAATTACGACAATCGGCACCTACCGTGACGTCTACGAGGGTCTTGAAATCATCGCCTTCGAGGCAGACCACGAGATGCTCACTGGCTACGAATTCTTTGGTCTTGAGACAAGTGGATGGGCAGCTCCCCTTGTTGAAGAAGAGCGGAACGAAGTTCCTCCTAGCGAGCATCCGGAACGTCGTCGCGTTCGTATGGTCAGCGTTCTTGACCGAACAATGCGTTTGACTTCGGTGCTGGGCTTTGAGGGAGACGATAAAGTTGTTTCCAACCAAGGCGGTCAAGGCACCCTTGCTGATGCAATGCGTCTTGTTATGGCAAGCATCATCTCTTCTGAAGCAGCTCAGTCATGCTGACATTGACGGTAAGCATGTTCAAATTCGTTTGGAGTGGCGGCCCGTACTGCGACATCTTCCATACGAAAGCTCCGACCAAACCATTTATGCACATCCGGATGTGGGACGTTGAAACATCCAAAAGCATGATTGGAGAAATCGGGCGGCCGGGCACAGCAGACAAGTTCGCTGCGAAGTGCACTGAGTGGATTTCAACAGAAGCTTTTGATTGGCTTCGCTCTGGTGAACTTTCCATCCACGTCTTGGAGAATGCATCATGAGTACCGAAATTGGTTATGTAGTCAACAAACACACGGGCGAAGCGTGTGCGCTTGAAAATGTTCTCATTATTGGCTCGACAGGTGAAGCTTCGGCTTATAAGAAAGACGGTGGTATCCGCCTTAGTGGCGACAACCATGTCGTCGTTGTTGGAAAAGACGGCACGATGGAAGGTATGTACAACCACCCGGCATGGCGAGCAAAAATGATACTCGTGGCCGGCAGGGATGGTTTGCCGCTTTCTGCTTCGTGGGGAATTATGAGCATGATGGAGGGTAGGTAAAATGGGTTACACGCACTACACGGACAGGATTGTCGGTAATCATGGAACAGCAGAAATGTTCGGGAAGCTTGCACTAGATGCAAAGCTGATTTGCGAGCACGCGCAATCCATCGGCATTCGCCTTGCAGGACCTTTTGGGGAGATGGGAACATCACCCGAGTTCACTGAAGGCTATTTCGCTTTCAACGGTGAAGAG